GGAATATCATGCAAAAACGCTAGTGGATTCACCCAAATTGACGGCACATATGAAAATCTAGCTGTATGGGCTAGCGGGACAGGAACGGCAGGCACGACAAATACTTTTTACCCAATAGCTTTTCCATCTAACACGCCGACAGATTATGTAATGTTTGCTAAACCAAGTACAGAGTCAGGTAGCCATGCACTTTGGTTTTCTGAGTTCCCCAGTACAAGTTATTCATCATTTGTAATTGGTCTACCTTATGCCGCAACTTCGACAATATCAATTGACTGGGTGATTGCTATACGCAGCCCAGAGATGCCAAATAATACATCGCCCGGCTACGGACTTGAGGTTTATAAGAGCAATGGTACAGATCAGGTTTTTAGCTCAAATAATGGAAACTTTAGGTGCCAACAAGTCGCATTTGACAATATTACAAGTGTCGGTGCCACAGGCACAGTGTTTTCCGTTTCTAACATGGCAGGTGTATTTTCAATAATGAGTGGCAAAAGTTTTGTTGGTAAGCAAATAATAAGCTCTGAAGTTTCAATGGTTCATTGCAATGATGCTGTATTTAATTACAGTGCGAACACCATTAGGCAAGAAGTCCTCCCAGTACAAGTCGTAGGCGGGCCATCAGCTGCATTCGGATGTGGGTTAAGAACTAATCTAATAGGAACATTTACATGATAAAAGTAGCAATGGTTGCAGGTAATGGGGAGGTGGCCTACATAATAAGCCCTGCCGTTGATGATATGTACGTTAATGGTCAGTTATATAATGAGCATACGGCTAGACACATAAGCCATGATGCAGTTAATAGCGATGTACTAGAAACTTGGTATTGGAGCGATGGTTGGCAGACTAGAGAAGCTAACCCATCTGGGTTTTATGATTGGATTAATAATGCATGGCAATTAAATGCAGATAGGCTATGGCTAGAAATACGCACGAGAAGGTCTAACAAGCTATCTGAATGCGATTGGACACAAATGCCCGACACTCCATTAACAGATGCAAAAAAAGCAGAGTGGGCTACATACAGGCAAGCACTTAGAGACTTGCCATCTAACAATACAAGTGCGACTACTATAGATGATATAATCTATCCAACAAAACCAGAGGCATGATATGACAGTTTACCCCCTAGTGCAGGGCGATACAGCCCCACAGATTAAAGCTACCATTACACGCGACGACAGCGGCTCTGCTGTTAGCTTTGCCAACGGCACTGTCAAAATGCGGTTTAGAGCTAAAGGTAGTACAACCACACTGTTTACATTAACGGCTACAGATGTAGGCACAAACTTTGCTAACGGCATTGCCATTTTTGTTTTTGGCTCAAGTGATTTAGCTACGCTGGCAGCTGGGTTTTATGAGGGTGAGATTGAAATAACCTACAACACTGGCGAGAAAGAAACCATATTTGATGTGCTTAACTTTAACCTGAGAGCTGACTTCAATGATTAAAGCAGTTATTGCCTATAAGAAAGCGATTGCAAAGATAGCCTACCAAAAGGCTGTAGCTGCTGTTGCATTTCAAAAGGCGATTGCATCTATTGAGACAGGCTTGTTTTTGCTATCCGCATCCTTTACAGAAACGCTGACTACTGTTGATGCTTTCTTTGCAGGAATAGGCAAAGCATTTAGTGATACAATATCGGTAACAGAGCAGCAGCATGTGGCATTCACAAAAAGCTCATCTGATTCTATAACCGCAGAAGAATCCAAGGTGGCAGGTGTAGGCAAAACTGTTTCTGATTCTCTTGCCACTTCAGAGGATGGGGTGATTTTAATGCAGGGATATTGCGACTTTACTTATTTCGATGACGATTATGTCGGGATAAAACAGACTTTCTAAGAGGCTACAAAATGATTAATGATAATCTAAGCGTTAAAGGTGAAGTAGTTATTACGCTTACCGATGAGAACGGAAACCTAAAGGCTAGGCAAGAAATCAATAACCTTGTTGTTAATACAGGTAAGGCTTTTATTGCCAGCAGAATGGTTGGCACTGCTCTTGGTGTAATGTCGCACATGGCGTTAGGTTCTGGCACTACTGCACCAGCGCTAACTGATACCGCTCTGGAATCGCTGTTAGGTACAAGAGAGATTCTGGACTCTTCTACAACTCCGGCATCTGGCGTTGTTATTTATACGTCCACTTTCGAAGCCGGTGATGCAACTGGAGCTGTTACAGAAGCTGGCATATTCAATGCCGCCACATCAGGCACAATGCTTTGCCGTACTACCTTTGGTGTTATCAATAAAGGCGCGTCCGATACTATGTCAGTAACTTGGACAATCACAGTCTCATAAGGTGTTCTAATGTCAACAATAGTTACAAGAGCAGGAAAGGGTAGCCCCCTTACTAACACAGAGGTAGACGCGAACTTCACTAATCTTAATGCCGACAAATATCAGTCAGGCGATAGTGCAGTGCTCGACGATTTGCGTATTGTTGACGGTTCGCCAAGGGTTACGCTAGAAGATACTGACGGCACTAACCAAAAGTTAGAGCTAGCGCAAGTGGGTGGAAATACTATTTTCACATTGAGAAATGGTGATAGTCATGGCTCGCTAGATTTTAAATCAACTAATGGCAGCGTTACTCGCTCAAGGTTTAAGGTTGCTACTGATGGCGACTTTAACTTTTACAACAGTGCTGGCACTACTAAAATGAAGTGGGATGCCGTGAACTCTAGGCTTGGCATTAATACTAATTCCCCTAGCAGGGAACTAGAAGTAAATGGCAAAGCCTATATTGCTAATGGGGTCTATATTGGCGGCAATGTTTCGGCTAACTTGCTAGAAGATTATGAAGAAGGTACATGGACACCGGCTTACACTGCGCAAACTACAAGCCCGACATATACACAGGATAGCTTGACGGCTGGTTACTACACTAAGGTTGGTAACGTGGTCACTATCACAGGTAGACTGCGCACTGACAATATTACCAACACCCCTGCCGGTGATTTGCGATTATCTGGCTTGCCCTTCAATGTGTCTAATACGACCTTTAGTCAGCAATCCGGCGCACTGGTTATTGGGTTAGCTAAAACATTTGAGAGCGGTTACTTTCCTACTAGCGGCTACGCTGTGCAAAATTCAGACTATTACATCATTACACATCGGCAAGCGTCGAATGGTGTGTTGCTGGACTTGGGTGCAGGTAACGCTTTGAAAACTGGGCTTGATGATAAGAACGAAATATCTTTCACTGCTCAATACTTTACAGACGCATAGGTTGAAAAATGGCACTAACTAAAGAAACCATTATTGATAAGATAGAAATTGTAGGTGAGTTCAAAGCCGTACAAGTACGCACCGCCACCATAATCAAAGAAGATGAAGCAGAACTAAGCAGAAGTTTTGACCGCAAAGTTATATCTGCTGGTGATGATTACTCTGGTGAAACTGCGGAAGTGCAGGCTATTTGTTCTGCGGTGCATACCGATGCTGTAGTGCAGGCGTATGCAGATTTTATTGATGCGATGCAGGACTACTAACAATGGCAACCGTTAAAGAAGCCCTACTAAAGCTAGAAGGACATGAGCGCGAATGCGCCATTCGGTACGAGAACATCGAACGCCGACTAGAAGAAGGGCAGGTAAAGTTTCGCACATTGCAGCGCAGTCTTACTGGCATCTATGGTTTGATTATTACCTTGTTTGTAATAGGTAAATTCTTTTGATTGATAAACTAATAGCACCTGTAACTAGCCTACTGGATAAGTTTATTCCCGATGCGGATACCAAACAAAAGCTCGCGCATGAAATTTCTACCATGTCGGACAAGTATGCACAGGAGATTGCACTGGCACAGATTGCAGTCAATCGAGAAGAAGCAAAAGGAAACTGGTTCCAAGCAGGTTGGCGACCAGCAACAGGGTGGATTGCTGCACTCGGATTTGCCGTCAATTTCCTAGTCTCACCAATAGCCGCAGGGTTTGGCGTAGATATTCCACAGGCTGACACAAGCACTATGCTACCAGTGCTGATGGGTATGCTTGGTCTAGGTGGTTTGCGTAGTTATGAAAAGACTAAACTATAGCTTTTGCGCTTTGCTGTTTTTGCCTGTTTGTTTTGCTAGTGATAACCAGCAAGACGGAAGCCTGAACACCCACAATGGTGATGGCTCTACAGTAAACAGCAACAACAACACGCAGGACGAATCTA